TTGAGGCCACCAAAAAGATTCAAGGCACCCAGTTTATTAAAATTATTCGTGGTATTGTTGAATCAAAACTATATGGTTACACTGGAATCTATATTTCTCCGGAAATTGATCCCAGAACTGGAAAACTCAAAGAGGTAACTTTGATAGAGCGTCGCAATATATTACCCGACCAACGTCGTATTGTTCAACGACAAAGTATTTGGTCTCCGGGGTGGGATTTGGATGACCCCAAGTATTCCGATTACTACATCCTCATCAATAATGATGATTTGGGGTGTTTTTCGGCTACTACGCCATTGATTCTGGCCAAAAAATTCACAATGGCCAATTATGTGAATTTTTCCCACACTTATGGACAGCCTATCATTCATGGGAAAACGGAATCTGATAATAGCAATGACAGAAAGCGCATGGCAAATGACATTGCCAGTGCTGCGCAAAATAAAGTAATCGTCACCGGACTCAATGATAGCGTGGATATTAAAACTTTCACGATGTCTAATTCGGAACGAATCTTTACAGGGCTAATTGGGCTTGTGGATAAAGATGTTTCCAATCTTATTCTTGGTTCAGAGTCAATGGCTGGTGCTACACAGTCATACGTCGGTGCCACTCGTGCGCATGAAAACATCTTCCGCGACCGAGTTGAGGTGTACAGAGATTATATTGAACTTGTGATGAATGAGGAAATTATTCCTCGTCTTGTTAAGATGGGCTATATTGAAGCCGGCTTGGAGTTCAAGTATTCTAAACGCATTGAAATGTCTGATGACGATAGAATTAAACTCTTCCAGGTTATCGGCACACAGTGGGAGATGGAGCCAGACACAATTGAACAGGAATTTGGAATTAAAGTAAAACGTCAACTTAATATAGATACCGGCATGGTCGGTGGAGATGGTGGAGGCGGTTCAGGCGATGGTTATGACCGTCACAGCACTCGTCATCTTACTGATGAGGAATATTATCGTCGCTATGGCCATGCTCGTGGAACAAAAAATTTTTTGACGGAGGGGGAGCTATAAGTCCGACTCACCTCTCCGAAGTGTTGGCACAGAAAAAGCCTGAAAAGGACGAAGGAAAACATAAAGAAGAAGTTGCAGCCTTAATCACACTCTTTCGCCAACTTGTAGAATCTATCAGAGAAGAAGATGGTGAGATAGAGTCATTGGAAAATTTGATGGAGGCTCGTGCTGACTTTGCTATTCGTCATGCCTTTAAGGGCTTCGGAATCAGTTATGAAGAAGCTATTCGCTTAATCCGAAGCGAAGATGATTTATCCAATGAATTGAAGATTCAACGAGACGTTGTGATAGCTGCTGTGGAAAATTTGATTGACTTTGCCGTTGCAGAGGAGTATCAAATGACCAATGATCTTCCAGATATTGAGGAGTTGACAGAAGAGGGATTGTCAGAAGATGAAATTTGGGAGGAATTGGAAGCTGTCTTTAGCAAGTACAACGACCGTTATGCAATGGTGGAAAACCTGGATATAGAGTATGCCATGATTGTAGCCGCATATCTTGCAAGTATAAGAGAACAGACAGTTTTGACATATATGACTATGGGAGATGAACGTGTTCGTCCTTGGCATTTACAATATGAAGGTTTTACGGCCCCTAAATCATCGTTCCCAGAGTGGTTGATACCGCCCATTGAACATGGATGTAGATGCTTCTTGGTGGAAGATACTGCCAGAAACGCAACTTCACAAATACAAGCATCTGCTAATGAAACTCTCAAACAGCCAGATTGGTTTAATCCTACATTTAAGGAAAGTGTAGCCAAAGGTGGACGCATTTTTTCTGATGAGCATCCATATTTCCAAATTGAAGAGAAGCATCTAAAGAAGCTGACAGCGATTGCAAAACATATCAAAGATAAATATTTGAATGGCTCAGAGTAGAGGAGGAATCCGACTCACACCTCAACAGTTCAATCTGATGTGGATTAACGCCCCACATAGATTGAACTTAGCCTTATGGAATTTTGAGGTGGAGGTTGGTAAAATGGCGGTCTCCATATTCAAAGGTAGTTTTGGGCGAAAGGCTTGGAAAGGAAAGGCTTGGGCACCGAGATCTAAAAATACACGAGGGGCGCATCCTTTGATGGTTGAGACCGGGACTCTCAAAAACTCAATTAAATGGAAGTTGCTTGGAGGTGGAATTGGCAAATCTAAAGGTGTACGAGTTTATACTGATCCGGCTGCATTTGGCGGAGCCGCCAGACACAAGGGTTTTTGCTATGCCGCAGTGCATAATCAAGGTTTGCCAATAATGGCTTTCGGGAAATATTCAACAACAATGCCTCAACGACAATTTATGGGAGATGATAGTGGTGAATTGAATATGCAGATTAGAAGTCTTACAAATAAGTATTTGAATATTAGACATATTGCTCACAAATGATTATTGATAAACATAAACCACAAGAGCCGGTGAAGCCTACGGTTCCGGAGACACCATCAGTTATAGCTCCGGAGACACCGCCACTGACCAATATTCAAGAATTGGTCAAAACTAATGCTATGATAGAGGCATATAAAGCTGTCCGTAAAATCTTATCTGAAATCAAACGAAATCCAGATGACCCCAACAGCCCTCCATTATTTCGTACTATTAAATTTGATAACGGTCAATTGTCTCGTATAAAGGGATCAAAACTAAATACTGAATATGGGATAGCGTTTCCGGCAGTGTTCATTCACTATATCAATGTGTATTATAACGTTGGCACCTCCAAAATTTCAGAAGGAAGGGGTACGATGCGTATTCATTATGTGCTGAACAGATTGAATAACAGCGATGATGAGGATGAAACAGAAGGGTTGCGAGTGCATGATCAGATTGTTTCTGCGATAGAGGCTAATAAAAGCTCTTTCCCGGCTTTGGTACAAAGATTTCAGTTAGAGTATTGGGATCAGCCATTGTCGTTTGATGATGGTCTTCAACCCTATTGGATTGACTATCAAATCTGGTTTCAGGATTTTACAGCATATCAATACAAAGATTATGTTGATGTTTATATCACTCAACCGCCATTTACGCAGCCGAGTGACCAGAACGAAATTGCTAATCCTGACCACTTACCGAATTGGAAAGAACCTAAATTTGAAGACCTTGTTGGGTTCGATGAATTGTGATTTACCCCATTGCAAAATCAAATTAGCTATTCTTTGAAAAGCAATGATGTAAATGGAAAAAGATCAGTTGAAACATATTGTCGGAAATTACGAAAGCGGTAAGCCGGCAGTGATTCGCTTCTTTGGCTCCGTTGACCCTCAATCTGCACAGCAGTTTAACGAGGAGTTCTCATTCTTGGTAGATTACGTTAAGCCTTCAAAGATTGTCGTGATGATAAATTCTGAAGGCGGTAGTGTAATCTACGGAATGAGCATCTTCTCACTTATCCAGTCTTGCCCGATTGAAGTTGATTGCATCGTTGAGGGAATTGCGGCTTCAATGGGCAGCATTATTTGGGCCGCAGGTGATAATCTTTATATGCACGATTATTCTCTCTTGATGATTCACAATCCTTTCAATAGTTGGGGTGATGACGCAAATGAGAATACGAAAGTGACAGTAGAGGCTTTCCGCAGTCAGCTGGAGACAATTTATCGCAAGCGTTTCGGAATGACCAAAGAACAGGTCAAGGATATTATGGATGGAGCCGAAGGTGTTGATGGTTCATGGTTCACGGCCAAAGATGCGGTTAAGGCTGGTTTCCTACATTCGGAGAACGTAATCAAAACCTCCAAGCAGGTTCGAGATAAAGTGAAAAACCAAATTGACGGAATAAGCAACGCTTCTTCCCTGCGTGACATTATGACAGCGGTTTCGGCTGAGATAGACGAAAATAAACTTCTCGATGAAGTTATGGCTATTCATAATCGAACAGAAAATCAACTTCAAACAGAACCAAAAGTAATGGAAAAAGAGAACGAAACACCCATTCTCGATACGATTTCCGCACAGCTTGGATTCTCAAAGGATGTTCAGATGACAGCCGTTACTGCAAAAATTGCAGATCTGCTTAAAAACGAAGCCGAACTTTCAAAGGTAAAGGCGGAGTACGAGGCAATGAAGATTGACTTCAAGGCCAAGGAAGCAGAGCTTACTAACGTCAATGCCGAACTCGTAGAGGCCAAAGCATCGCTGAAAAAGTATCAGGACGCAGAAGCTGCTGCGTTTGAGGCCAAAATCGTAGCCCTCGTAGAAGAGGCTATCCAGGCCGGTAAAATTGAGGATTCTGCAAAGGCCGACTGGATCGAAATGGCCCGTGGTAATTTCGATCGCGTGAAGTCCACCCTTGCATCAATTCATGGCCGCGACAATATCCCTGCTGCAATCGCAGGAGACCCTGCCAACAAAGAGCAGATCCAGGAAACCCTCAACGATGTTGAGGCGCAGACCAAGGAAAAGATTAAAGCGGTACTCGGAGATTTCAAACTGAAGAAATTTTAATCTTGACCAATAATGGCAACAATTCATTTTGCAAGTAACACCTATGCCGGTGAGGTCCTTGAAGACTTGCTTCTCTATACCGCACATGGCAACGACACCTACGAAGAGGGGCTGATCTATGTTAAACCCGGCGTTCAGAAACGTCTTGTCCTGCCCCATATCGAACTGGGAGACATCGTACAGGACAATGTAGCGACTCCTAAATCACCCGGTACTCCCGGTGCAGAAGGTGCAGCCGATGACGCTACCGGTTTCAATCAGTATAAGCACTCGGAACGATACCTCGACCCTCAGGATCTGATGATTTATGTCGAGTTCAACCCCCGTGACTATGAGGAATACTGGCGTCCTTTCCAGCCCGAAGGTCCCCTCAATTTCCGCGAACTTGCTCCGGAAGTACAGGCCAAGATGCTTCACCTGCTTATCGACAAGAAAGACCAGTACATCAACGATGCCATTTGGGGTTCTCGTCTGGGTGGTGAAGATGCAACCAAAGTTAGCGGCCCCGCCGAAGGCACTGTTCTTGGTGGTCGCACCGCTGGCGGTAAAATGAAGTATTTCCACGGTGCAGTTATGCGTGTTCTTAATAACATCGCTGCCGATGCTTCGGTTGAAGAGAAGGCTTCCGGCCAGGTTGTACTTGCCGGTGATACCGAACTTACCACTGGTGAACAGGTTGAAAAAGCTCTTTACGCTATGTGGATGAAATGTCCCAAGCACGTCCGTAAGTCGAAGAAACTGAAGTTCGTCATGGGTTGGGATCTCTGGGATCTCTACGACCAGTATCTTACCTCGAAAGACGTGAAGTACACTGAGAACACTGACCAGAATCGCCGCCGCTTCAAGGGCAAACAGATTGTCGTTATTGACGGTATGCCCGAATCGACCATTTTCCTTGGTCGCTTCAGTAAGGAAAGGGAATCTTGTCTCTGGATGGCAGTAGACTACGCAACCGACCAGGAATCTGTAAAGGTTGCTCCTCTTCAGGCCAACTCTGAGCTGTGGTTCTTCCAGATGCGAATGAAGATTGACGTGAACATCGTTTTGCCGTCTGAAATCGTCTGCTGGACCGCTTACAAGAACGTCTAATCAGTTTCTCAAAAGCAAAGTTTAATCCGGGGAGTGGAGACAGGCTCCGCTCCCTTTTTTAATACCAATCCCATTATGGCAAAAGTGAAGACAGAAAAGGAAGTGGATGAGCAGGTTAAAACTCCTGCCGAGCCGGATGCTGAAAGCAATTCTGCTCCTGAAGCTCCTGCTAAAAAAGAAACTGAAGTAGAGATTCCTGAGAATGTTTTGAAGATTCTCAAACTCTACCCGAATATGAAAGAGCTGTACGTCGATGCAAAGGGTGGTGTTTACACCAAATCCGCTCCAGCACAGATTGTCAAAGGCGTGACTCTTTATAAGAATCCGTATTTCAAAAAATAACAAAATAAACGACAATGGCTTTAGGCAATGTTTTTATGAAAGACACAGACGGTAACATTGGTTCGCAGATTGTGAATCTTACCGAAAAGGTCTGTGGCCTGGTCTTTGACATTTCGGCTCAGTCTGACTTCTGGACTAAGGGCCAGGGGGCAGAGATTGCGGAGAACTGGAAAGACCAAATTATCGAATTGAACAGCCTGAAAGACGCGGAAGACCTTGGCATCACTCCTTACACTGGAGAGGTATCAGAAGAGGATCAGACCAGCAAGGACCTGCTTGCCGGCATCCCCTACTATCACATCAAGCAGTTCTTCGGTCAGGCTGGTGGCAGCGGACGTTTGTTTGTCATGTTCGCCGATTGCTCATCCAACTGGGATGCGCTTATCGAAATGCAACGTGCCAGCAATGGCATTATCAACCAGTTCGGTGTATGGACTGAACAAAATCTTTGGAAGAAGATGGATGAGACTGCCAACGGCTACACTTGTGCTATCGTAGGCGATCTTCAGTCTGTTGCAGAGCAGATGGCGGACGATTACTTCGCTCCGGCGTGCATCTTGCTCAGTGCTAACACTTCCAAGGTTACAACTGCAACCGGGTCTTCGGATAAAATCGTGTTCAGTGAGATTCCTACTTGTATTCTCAATGCGCGTTATGTCAGCGTTCTTTTGTCTCAGTCTATGGACACGGACGTAAAGAAAATGCAGGCATCCCTCGCTTCTACCACTCCCGTTGGTGTTGTGGGCCTTGCATTGGGTACGTTGACAACCGTAAGTGTTGGCGAGAGTCTTGCTTGGGTTGAACAGTGTGACATCGTTAACTATGTTCCTGCTATTGAGATGGGCTTTGGTGATTCTACTGTAGAGAATGGTCTGTTGAAGAACGCCACACGCTACTCAGCACTCACACGCTACCAGCTCGACGAACTGGATGACAAGGGCTACATCTTCATGCGCACTTACGAAGGACTTGAAGGTCATGTGTACTTTACCAAAGACCGCTCCTGCTCCAATGGTGATTACTGCACCATAGCCCGTAACCGTGCCATTAACAAATCTCGTCGCCTCGTTCGCACCGCGCTTCTGCCGCGAGTAAACTCGCCTATCAAGGTTGACCCCTCCAACGGCAACTTGTCCGCTGCTCAGGTGACAGTCTTTACAAACCTCATAACTGACGCTCTCAGCACAATGGAAACTGCTGAGGAGATTAGCGGTATCGGTACTGTTACCGTACCTGCTGCACAGGATATTTTACGCACTAAACGCCTGTTGTTCTACTACACGCTGATCCCCCTTGGTTGTGCTGAGGAAATCCGCGTTGAGGAGGGCTTGGCTATCAGTCGCTAAATTTGACTCGCAATGATTATAAACAACGTCGCTTACTCATGGTCAATGGTTCAGTTGACCGCAAAGGCACTTTCGGGTTCTGACAATCCCAATCCCGAAATCCTGATGGGTGTTTCCGCTATCAAGTGGAACATTGAGAAGAAAACTGAAGTAAACTACGGTTTGGGTGGTGAGCCTGTCAATCGAGGTTTTGGCAATACCACTTACACTGCGTCCATTACTATGGACTACAATACTCAGGTACAGCTCCGTGCGCTTCGCGGCACACTTCGCAATCTCGGTGAGTTTGACCTTGTGATTTCGTTTGCCAACGACCTGAAGGCCGACGAGATGTTTACTGAGACTGTCACCCTCAAAGGCTGCTACTTCAATGAAGATGGCATGGAGGTTTCTCAGGATGACACTAACATCACTAAGGAGTTCAATCTCAATCCGTTCAAGATAGAGCTTACCACTTCGGCTGCTTAATCTCCATAATGGTTTATGCCGGATGCCGGGACCGATAAATTCGATTCCGGCATCTTTTATTCTCAATTTTCAACCAAATCAAAAGTCAATCCTCTATTCGTAAACGTAACACAATACTCATAAGCATTAACATTATGGAAAATCCTGAAGTAGAAAAAATGGAGTTGAGTGATGAGATCACTCCGGAACTCCGCGCAACAATCGAGAAGACCGTCAAGGAACTCAAAGAAAAAGACCCCAAGCTCAAAGCTGTATTTCCCCTCGTAATTGACGGAGAAGAAGATTTCGGTGACAAGCCTCAGTACGTTGGCTTTTTCCGCCGCCCCTCTTACACCGCCATGAGTAAGTACATGACCTTCGCTCAGAAAGACAATACCGCTGCTATGCGACAGCTTGCCAAGGAGTGCTTCCTTGCTGGCGATCGCGAACTTGTTGACGATGACGATCTCTTCATGTTCGGCACAATGGGTCAGTTCGGCGAAATCCTGAAGGTTCGCAATGGCCGTCTCGTAAATTTATCGAAGCCTGGAAAGTAGAAGAAAACGATGGGTTTCGGCAACAGCTGATATTCATACGACACTATTTTCCAGGAGTCAGTGTCGATGACTTGTCTGATGAAGAATTTGCTCGAATGGCTAATGATGCCGAATGGTTACATGAGCAAGGGCAAATGTTCAAACAAGCCAACGCACTTGGAGCAATCGCTAAATGATTTTAGCCCCATTACCGAAATGAATGGTAATGGGGCTTTCTCTTACCCACCAGGTTAAGGGATTCTCTATTCTTTATAAAGCTGTTACAGAATGTCTCAAACATTTGATGTCAACTATAATCTAAACGTCCGGGCGCAGACTGGCATTGATGCGATAAATCGTTTCAAAAATGCTGTCGGTTCGCTTACGAAAGTCACTCAAAATCTTTCTGATGTTGAGCGACGGATTCGTGGTGTTTCCCAGACAATGACTTCCTTGACTAAAACAACGAATCAAATTCGTATCAATGTCAAGCCGGCCACTCAGTCGTTAGGAAAACTCATTCGAGGAATCCAAAAGGCAAGATCTGAACTCACCCAGTTGCAAACACAAGCAGCTAAGGGGGCAAATGTAAAAACGAATGTTTCCCAGGCTCGTAATCGGGCAACAAGAGGTGTTACGCCACCCCCTGCTACGTCATCACGCCCGGCTCCGGCTGCACGTCCTACTCCGATGACTCGCTCTGGTATTCCGATGGTTCGGAATACCAATGCTTTGGGCTATAAATTATTTGGTCCAACACCTCTACCTAACAATGGCGGTATGGCAATAGATATGCTCAAAGGTATGGGCATTGCCTACGGTATTGCCGGGTTAGGACAACTTATGTCTAATGTTGTCACACAGGCAACAGAGTATGACAATACAATGAAAACTGTAGAGAATATCCTTAAATCGCATGACGATAAAGGAGGATTCTCTACGCGCTTTTCTGCGATGTCTAATGTGATTCGTCAAGTTGGCATGGAGACGAAATACAAGGTTACTGAGGTGGCTGATGCTGCTAAGTTCCTTGCAATGGCCGGCCTTGATGTTGAGTCTATTCAACGCTCCATTCGTCCTATTGCTGATATAGCATTGGTAGGAGATACTGAACTTGGTGAAACCGCTGACCTCGTGACCAACATTATGACAGCATATAACATCGTACCAGAACGTATGCGTAATGCTGCTGATGTGATGACTAATACGTTCACCATGTCTAATACCACATTGACTGAAATTGCTGAGGCATATAAATACTCCGCATCTCTTCTGTCGGCTGGTGGTATTTCTTTTGAGGAAGCTACTGCGGCAATTGGTGTACTTGGTGATGCAGGTATAAAAGGCTCTCAGGCAGGTACCACGATGCGTACCATTATGGGCAATATTATCAATCCGCGAGGCAAAAAACGTATTGCCGCATGGGATGCTACAGGTATTGCTCGTACAGACGCAAATGGAAACGCCCGTTCCTTACTTGACATCTTTCAGGATCTTGCAGCTAAAGGGTATAGTGTAGATGTGTTTTATAAACTGTTCGACAAGACTGCTGCACAAGGGGCGGTCGCTCTTGCTCAACACGTTGATAAATGGAATAATGTATTTACCGAGAACTTCTTGTCTGGGGGTATTTCTAATCGACTTGCCGAAGAAAAGAAAAATACTATTCAAGGTCTTTGGGCACAACTTACCTCCGTGTTTACAGATCAAGGCGTAACAGCTTTTGGCGGAGTTGAGGGGCAAATAAGGGATTTGCTGCTGAAGGCAATTGAATGGATGAAGAGCGATGAGGCTGCTGAAGTGATTCAGAACATGAGCCATACTCTTATGGAGTTTGTTCATGTTCTGCTTGACGTATCTAAATATTTCTACAGTTTCTTTAAGTTTGCCGAGCCATTTATAAAGACTTGGATGAAATTTCAACTTTATATTTGGCCTGTTGTAAAAACCATCACAGCATTTAGAAGTGTAATGCTCGGCCTCATCGGGTTGAGGAGGGTGGGTCTTGTGATTTCTGGTCTGGCTACGAATTTTGCCACATTAGGAACAAGTATTGCGGCCACAGGAGCCGCCACTAAAGGAGCTGCATTTGCCAGTATAGCTGGTGGCAGAGTGATGACACCTTATGGCTTTGCCGCAGGTGCCACATGGCTTCCAATGCTTTCAGAAAAAGGATATGCAAATGCAGCTAAAGGGTTACATCTTCAGCAACCTCTTTTTATAAAAGATGGAATGTCCCCCAGAATTAAGCAACATTTGCAAAAGAAATGGGCGGATTATAATCAGTATCACGCAAGGGATCAAAAACGGTTCCAGCGGCGTGTAATTGGTCGGCAAATGCTCAATGGAGCAGGGACTCTTATCGGAGGTGCAGCTGTCGGAGTGGGAGCATCCATGATGATGGATGAAGAAAATGGTACTTCTGGAAAAGTTGCCGGTGGATTGCTCGGGGCCGCAGGTATGGCTGCAATGGTAGGTGGCCCTGTTGGTTGGGCTGTTGCTGGAGTATTAGCTTTGGGCGCAGGAGTTGCATACGTTGCAGAGCAATTTGATAAAGCGTCAAAAGCTGCTGAACGTATGAGTGAACGTTTTGCCAAGTTTAAGGTAGTAGAAGGTCAAATTGTTAGCGACAATTCATCAGACATTACAAAATATTTGGCAAATATTCATCAGCAAAACGTCAACATAGATGAAGTTCTCCAGTTACGTATAAAGCATACAAGGGAATTGCTTGGACTTGAAAATCAGCCGACCTCTAATCCGAGTGCCGCCACTACAGATACGTTTTTACGTGGATTTGAAGATGCGTTTGCTGGTTATGGAGATGCAGCAACTACCAAATATCTACAAGAAATGAATCCTTTTCTTGCCATCCTTGGAGCCTCGGCATCTTTGGGTGGCAGTCAGGGATATACATTTGGTATAGGAGAAGATGTTGTAACAAATCTCAGCAAACAAGCATGGGCCGGTCAAATGGCCATTGCTGAAGAAGTTGCAACTGGCAAATATACTCAACAACTTTTTGAAGATTTTGGTAAACAGCAAGCTGCCGCTGTACTTAACAATGATGAAGAAGGATTAAAGAAACTGGCAGCCAACTTTGAATCTCAATGGGGGGCTGAAACGTGGAATCCAATTGATTGGCATCGCAATTGGACTGCTGATCAATGGCGTAAATTTGCTGAGGACCCGTCTAAATTCGGTCAAGATGGAGTTTATCAACGGTTAGTTTACAACCGATTTGTTGGTGATTATGGTGGCAGTAATGGTGCTATTGGTGCTATGAACGCTTTCCATGATGCGCTTCGTGCAAATTCTTCAGATCTTACAGATAAATTTATAGCTCTGTACAAGTACGCCGGACCTAATGGTCTTCTTATGGAGAACTATGGCACTGATGCTTGGTGGGCTAAGAATGGTTGGGATGGTCACACCTTTGTCGGAGTAGGAGAAAATTTGAACGGCCTTGAACAAGCACAGGTAATCCTGAAGCAAATTGAAGACTTCCAGGTGATTCTCCGTAGACTCGGTGCCGATAATACAGATAACGAAGGTGTCAAAGCAATGTTGGCAGACATCGAGACTCTTCGTAAAAATGCAGAAGGCTATCTTGCCATTACGCAAGGAAAACCTTTGCCGGAAGGATGGGAAATACCTGATGGATTCAAAGTTCCTTTGAATGGTCGTAAGTACGAGTATGACGCTCAGTCAAAACAATGGTTTGAGATAATGAATGATGAAGACGCTCAAAATCTTCAAAATTCATTCAATAACACATGGGGATTTGGCAGCAATATGTTTGGCCGTAATAGTTTTATGACGGGCCAAAACTATGGTCTGATTGGTAGTTACAATTTTGAGCAAGGGTGGAATACAACGTTTATGCCATTTGCTACAAATGGTGCGCTCGTACAAGATTCAATCAGTAATGGATTGAATTACTCACTCAGTGTTGCTGCACCAACTACAGATTGGCTAACTTATAATTGGGGCGTGACATCTGGTGCAAATGGAGCTATGAACTATGATTTTGGTTTTAACTCTACATTTACGCCTTTAGCCACAGACTCTGCTCTTATCCCAGATTCAATCAATGGTGGATTAAATTATGTCTTAGGTATGGGATATAATGGCATTGGTAATCTGGGGTGGTCATGGGGCCAGTCTTATGGTTCTCTTTTAGGATGGAACTTTAACTCTGGGCTTAATTCTGCTTGGGGGGCATCTACTGGATTTGGCGGTGGTTTGGGACTTGGCACTGGCGGAGGCTTTGGCACTGGCGGTCTTTCTCTTGGAAGTGGGCTTGGCTCAGGAACCGGCTCAATGTTTAGTTTGTCAGGAAGTAGTTTGTATAACACCAACCGATTTGGGTTTGGCAATAAGTTTGGATTAGGTAATAATTTTTCATTTGCGCCTAAAGCAGGACAAAGAAACCCATCAATACCTGGTATATCCACCACTCAGTTCCAAACTTCACTTGGTGCTCAGAAAGGCACGGCTTCTGCTACTGGTACCGATAGCGGAAGTGGCGGAGGCGGAAATCATCTTGGAGGTGGCAGTGATCCGTCTAAGTATCGCAGTCATTACAATAAAGGAAACGCTGCGCCTAAACAAATCAATGTCACCATCAAAAACTTGATGTCTGTCGAAAAAATTGACCTCAGCAATCCTAACAATGTTGCTGTGATTGACAATCTGAAATCTCAACTGGCTCAGGCCCTCGTCGATGTTGTTGCAGATACCGATGTTATGTTGGCCGGCTTAACTACATAGTAAACAAATGAGTTATTTTGGTCCAGTATGGAGGTCGCTGAAATTTAGTACGGGAAAGGCCCTTCTTGATTTTGGAGGGTCTTTCAATCAGCGTCTTCCTTATAGAAGCGATAATGTGGAGTACAAAAATGTGCGCCATAAAAGCGCATTGGTGCATATCGCCAAGCAATTGACGATGTCAACACTTGAAGGAGAATTGAATCTTCTGATGCCAAAGTATCGTCGCTCCTTAGAAAAAAAGTTGCGAGATGTAGTTCTTGAACAACAGAAGAATAATCAAAATTTTGTGCAGCTTATCAAGGATGAGCAAATCAGCACAAATGAATGGGGCAAGGTTACAACTGAACAAGAGGGCCGAACCTTGCAAGCTCTTGACCGAT